TAATAAATTATCTAGCGTCTTTAACCCCCCTAGTAGTAATTCAAAAAAGGTACAGGGGGTTTTATTTAGGTATCATAACGGCACAAATGCACAAGATTATTTATATATTCTGTATGCAAATAAATCTATATGTAAAGTATAGATATAGATTATATGCAGGTAAACAGGCAGGGTTTAACCTGATCCCCACCATATTTTTATATGAGACCTCTAAAAAATAACTGTTAATTTTGTACTATATAGACACTATATGTAGTGGGTATAAATACAATATGTACAATGTATTGTGTAGTACCGATTCACTGGCTGTTGAAGCGTAGCGAGCCTATATGCTGTAAAAGCTATTTTTGTTTAATTTTTACTGTTCCAAGATCCTTGAGTATTAGGTTTGTGTTTCTGCTTTATACTTGTGTAAGTATTCCTAACTTTCTGCCCCTCGATGGCAACTTTACTTGTAACAATGTACTTAATAAAAATATTTGTTAGAACATACTATAGCAGGTCGATAATGAATGTGTAGTATTAATATTGAGGGTTGCGTATGGCTAGGAGTTTCCTCCTTTCGCCTAGTTACCTCTACGTAGCCCTCAGGTTTCTACTTGATTGTTTGTAAACTATGGTATACTTATGACTCAATACAATCCCTTGTATTAGTACTTAATAATGGTAGGGCGTCTTAGACCAGGGATGTTGGAACTAGCAATAGCAACAACATCCTCCTACCTTTATATAAAAAAATTTATAACAAATCATGTAATATATTTATATGAAAGTTTGGATTGACCAAGATTTATGTACAGGAGATGGGCTATGCGAAGAAATAGCACCTGATGTATTTGTAGGATTAGATGATGGATTATTTTATGTACAAGAGAAAGATAAAATATTTTCTGAAGAACATGGAAATGTTGGTGGTGCAGAGGGTTTAGCAGTTGTGCCTAAAGGTCAAGAAGAAGCAGTAATAGAGTCTGCCGAAGAATGTCCTGGCGAATGTATAATGATTGAACCATAGAAAAAATTTTTTTTCACACACTTTATTTAACAAGCTATATATATTACTAAGTACACAACAATAATAAATAAGCATAAAGCCCTGTCAATGCCCTGCCAGGGTTTTGTGTTATACTGGGGAAAATAATATAGGAGTTTTTATGTACGGAAAAATGTATAGTAAGCCAAAGAAGAAAAAAGGCAAAAAGACAAAAAAGAGGATGTAATGCCACACGGTGGACCAACTCCAGATAGAGTAAAATCAACTATGAAACGCCTGGGTCTTGAAGGTGTAAACAAACCAAAGAGACAAAAGTCAGGTGGTAAATCACATGTTGTTATGGCTCACTATGGAACAGAATACAAAGTAATTAGATTTGGACAAGCAGGTGTAACTACTGCAGGAAAGAAACAAGATGCTAGATCAAAAGCTAGAAGAAAATCTTTTAAGGCTAGGCATGCAAAAAATATTGCAAAAGGTCCTAGTTCTGCAGCATACTGGGCAAATAAGGTAAAGTGGTAGTATGCCAAAAAAGAACGGTTATTCAGCCAAACAAAAAAAGATAGCTAGATTAGCTCCACCATTTGATAAATTAACTGGTGCAGATTTTAAAAAACTACGTAAAAAGAAATAGTTATGAAAGTTAAGGGTGTCGATGTAACTAAGTTGACCAAGAGTCAACAGAATGCTATGAAAAAACATTCTAAGCATCATACAAAAAAACACATGCAATACATGTATAACTCTATGAGAAGAGGTAGCTCTTTTAATAAAGCACATGTCAATGCACAAAAGAAAGTAGGAAAGTAATGGCAAAGAAACCTGCAAGAAAACCAATCAATGCACAGACAAAAAAAACATTACAGGCTAAAGCTGCAAAATCTAAATACACTTATGGTCAATTAGCACAAGTGTACAGAAGAGGTCAAGGTGCATATTTGTCGTCAGGATCTAAATCAGCTTCTATGGCTGCTTGGGCTATGGGAAGAGTAAACAGTTTTATTCGTGGTGGTCATTCTCAAGATAACGATATTAAAAAGAAATGAGAAAAGTTCCATACGAAAAAGGTGTTCCTAAAAAATACTTAGATAACAAAAAAAAATCTAGGTCATCTGTAGCTGCTGAAATTAAACGTACATCTAAAGCATATAAAGAAGGTAGATATATAGATTTAAAAGCAGTACAGAAATCAAGAGCAGTAAAAAGAAAGAAGAAACAGTAATGGCACAAGTAAGTTGGATGTGGGGTGGCAAAAGATATTACGGTACGTTAATACGTGAAACCAAGACTCACAAGTTTGCTAGAACTAAAAATGGTAAAATTAAAAAAATAAAGAAATAGTTTGATAATACAATGCCCTCGATGTGGTGGAGACCTTCTGCCACACAATGGCATGAAGTGTACAAACAAAGAATGTAAGAATTATGGAAAAAAATAAACTGTGTTACGCAGCAGGATGTCACAGACCTTTACCGAAAGGTCGTTCTAAGTTTTGCAGTGATCGTTGTTCTAATCGTATAAATCAACAAAAGAAAAGAGCAAGACGACAAAACAAAGAATGGACACAAGAAGATGACACTTTAAATATTCCTAGTCAAAAAAAGAATGTATCGTCTAGGCGTGGACAAGTTTATGATGACATTAAAGAATCTGGACTTGCACTTGAGATTTATGAAAAAACAAACACTATTGCAGGTGTAGCAAAAATATTAGGAACTACAGATGCTGCAGTATCTATGGCATACCAGGCATACTTAGAAGATGTAAGTATAGCTAATGAACAAAAAAATTGGTCAGTACCTCAAGTTGCTGAAAAAACATTAGAAGACTTTGATAAATTTAGAGCAAGATATTTTAGAACAGAACAAGGCATACCGTATGAAACACCAGAGTTTCATGTTAAGTGGATAGAACAGATTATGAACACTATAGAAAATGGTGGTCAGAGAATGATATTGTCACCACCTCGTCATGGTAAAACAGATTTGCTTATACATTTTGTTATTTGGTTAATATGCAAAAATCCTAACATAAGAATTTTATGGGTAGGTGGTAACGAAGATATATCTAAAAATGCTATGGGTTCTGTATTAGATCAATTAGAGTTTAACGAATTACTTATAGAAGAAATATGTGGACCTGGAATAAAATTTAAACCTAAAACAAAATCAGCTAAGTCTTGGTCACAAAGTGGTTTTACTGTTGGTACGAGAACGGTTACTGGTATCAAGAGTCCGACCATGGTAGGTATAGGTCGTGGTGGTAAGATTCTATCAAGAGACTGTGACATAATTATTGCAGATGACATTGAGGATCATAGTTCTACTATGCAACCTGCATCAAGAGAAAACACAAGAAACTGGTGGACTACAACATTATCAAGTCGTAAAGAGGAACATACTGCAATGATTGTTATAGGTTCAAGACAACACTATGACGATTTATATTCGCATTTACTAGACAATGAATCTTGGGAAACAACTGTAGAAGAAGCTCACGATACTGCATGTACTAAAACTGATTGGAATGAACAAGATCATAAAGATTGTATGTTATGGAGTAGTAAGAGATCTTACAAATGGTTAATGGATAGAAAACGTGCAGCAGAGACAACAGGTGGTAGAGCTATATACGAAATGGTCTATCTTAATGTTGCAATGCCAGAAGGTTTAAGTTTATTTAGTAGAGAAGAAATTGAAGCATGTCGAGACCAGAAGAGGGATATAGGGCAGATACCTAGAGGCACACGCCTTATTGCAGGACTTGACCCTGCCTCTACTGGTTATCAAGCTGCTTTTCTTTGGGCTTATGGTCCTGCAGACGGAATTATGTACATGGTAGATATGCACAATAATTTAGGTGGTGGTATTCCAGAAGCTCTTAGTGTGATAAAAGATTGGTGGCAAAAATATAATTGTTCACATTGGGTTATAGAAGAAAACGGATTTCAAAAAGCTATACGACAAGATAAATCTATACGTGATTTTGCCTCACAACATGGTATATTTTTAGAAGGACATGAAACGTATTCAAATAAGTATGACCCTATTTTTGGTGTAACAGCTATGCGACCTGCGTTTCAAGAAGGTATAATTAATTTACCTTATATGGGTTTTGAAGCTCAAGAAAAGGTAAACTTATATACAAGTCAGTTAGTGTATTTTAGTTCTGCTAAAAACAAAAGCAAGACAGTAGGTACAAAGACTGACATTGTTATGGCTAGTTGGTTTCCAATGAGAGCAATTAGACGTATGCAAAAAGAACGATTAGCTGAACTAGACACAGACTATGTGCCTAGCTTTGCTGATTATGAAACAAGTAGTTTTGACGAAGGAATATGGGATACTAACCGATGGTAAAGTCTAAAGACGAACTCTATGACAGAGTAGATTATTTAAGAAAAATAAATCAACAAGGCATGGTGGATAGATCAAGAATACGTGACATTCTAAATGGTGGCGAAGAAGCTGTACGTGCTTTACTTGGAGAACGATCAAGCATGGACTTTCACGAATTACCTGCACCAAACCTATTCTTATCAGCATTAGAAAGATTCGCACAAAAACTAGGAAGAAGTCCTGATTTAAAAGTAGATGTTATAAATGCTAAAGATTCTGAAAGAGCTAAAAAGAAATCAGAAAAACTAGAACGTATTGTTGGTGCATACGATGACTTACAAAAATTACATTTACAATTACCACAGGTAGGTAGATGGTTGCCAGGTTACGGTTTTGTTGCTTGGACAATAACTACAAAGTTTGATAAAGACAATAATCCATATCCTTGTGCAATGATAAGAGATCCATTCACATGTTATCCTGGTCCGTTTGGTAACGACCAACAACCAAAAGATATGGCAATAATTAGTAGAGTTCCTCTAACTACATTGTTAGAACAATATCCTGAACAAAAAGCAGCAATCATAGGTGAACAAGCAGAATCACAAAACGATTTTACTATGTTGTATTACAACGATGGTGCATCATCATGGGCTAATCAAAATGGAGATGGAAAAGTAGTTGTTGAATACATGGACATGGAAGGTACGTATATATTTCTACCTGATAACAGAAAGATTATAGACTTTATTCCTAATCCATTATCTAGTGGACCAATGTTTGTTATAGCTAAAAGATTTGCTTTTGATCAAATGCAAAGTCAGTTTCAACACGTTATTGGTCTAATGGCTAACATGGCAAAAATAAATATTCTTGGAACTATTGCTATGGAAGATGCAGTGTTTACAGAAACAAATATAGTTGGAGAAATAGAATCAGGAAAATATCGTAAAGGTAGATTTGCTGTAAACTATTTAGCTCCAGGTTCTTCTGTTTCTAAACCAGTAAACAATCTCCCATATCAATTATTTCAACAAGTCGATAGATTAGAAAGACACTTACGTCTTGGATCAGCATATCCTGTTTCTGATGATGGACAATCACCTAACAGTTTTGTTACTGGTAGAGGATTAGAAGAACTAGGACAATCAGCTTCTATGCACGTCAGAGAGTATCAAGTAATACTTAGAGACGCTTTGCAAGAAATAGATGCTAAGAGATTAGAGTTTGATGAAACAATGTATCCTAACAAAAGAAAACCTATTGCAGGAATGCACAAAGGTACTGCATATAAAGAAACCTATACTCCAAGTACAGATATTTCAGAAATGTATAAGACACGAAGAGTTTATGGTGTAATGGCAGGATTTGATGAACCACAGAAAGTTATTACAGGGTTGCAGTTAAAACAACAAGGTATTATAGATACTCAAACATTGCAAGAAAACTTAGATGGTTTAGATAATATTACAAACATACAAAACAGAATAAACTCTGAGAAAGCAGAAACTGTATTGTTTGAATCTCTAATGGCTCAAGCAGCCCAAGGTAATCCAAAAGCTACTATGGCAGCAGCAGAGATAAGAAAAAATCCTGCTCAAATGACAAAGATACTAGATAAATTTTATACAGCAGAAGAAGAAACAAGTCCTGAAGAGGAAGCAGTAATTGCAGGACAAAATCAATTACCTCCTCAAGGACCACAAGATATAGCTTCTGTTTTGGCAGGATTAGCAGGAGGACCACCAGGTGGATAACAAACAAGAACTTAAGAAAAAATTTTACGATATTATAAATGCAGAAGATTGGGATGATACAGGTTTTCCAGAACGTCCACAGAGAGAAGAGGGAGACGTGCCTTTAGGCAATATATTAATACCAACTCCTATTCCTGGCGTTTGGCTTAATGTTAATTTAGGTTTTGAGATAGAGGACGATACATGGTAAGACAAAAAAAAATAAAAGTTCCAACAAGAGCAGAGGGTGACTCAACAGGACAAACTCAGATGTTACAAGAACAAATTGATTCAGTCCAAACACCACAAGCTTCTGGAGTACAGATTGCACCTAGAGCACAAAGACCAGTTCCAGATGTGAATGTATTTGGACAAACACAAAATCCTAATGAACCAGTAACTTCTGGTTTACCTTTTGGAGCAGGTCCATCTCCAACAGCACCTATGGCAGATGATCCAGACATGTTGTTAAGAGCAATTTATAATGTTTATCCAGACCCATCACTTCTTAGATTTTTAAGAGGTCAGGGTGCATGATTTATCCAGAAAATCCAAATTTTGAAGATGAGTATGATGCCGAGATTAAAACAAAAGAACAAAGGTTTTCAGAACTAAATAAACTTTTATCACAAAACAGTGCATTAAGTGCAAGACTTGCAGTAAATAATATTAACTCAGCTCCTTACTTGCCAACAGAAATAACTGCAGGTGCTGCTTTAGTAGGTCAAGATATATCAGAACTTAGTCCTGAAACTATACAAGCAATTACAGATCAAATACAACGTGATGATAAAACAACTTGGGATGGTATAGTTGATAAATTTAAAGGTGGTGTTAGAGGAACATTTGCTACATTTGATGCAGGTTTAGATTTTGTTAAGGGACAGTTGCTTGGTAGATTTCCTGTTGAAATAGGACAAAGATATGCAGATAAAATTGCAGAAGGATTATCAGCACCTCAAGCTATAAACGCAGTGTTTGATGAGTTTGATGAAATAAGACAAAAGGTTGGAGATACAGCTTTTACTCTAGCTATTAGAGAAGGACTTAGTGGCAGAGAAGTAAACTTAGGTGAAGGTCTTTTACCAAACTCTACACCAATAGTTGATACAGATGAATATAAAGAACTTATAGCAAGAAACATAGCACCAGATTTAGCATTACAAATAGCAGAAGATATTGTTGGTAAACCTCTTACACAAATTGCAAGACAACAAGCAGTAGAAGGAGTTCAGTTTAGAGGAGAAACTGCTGCAGGTTTAGAAGCAAGAGGAGAAGAAAAGTTTGTTACACTAGGTCGAATAATTGCAGAACCATTTGTAGCAATGGATATTATAGAACCTGGATCAAGAGCATATAGAAACGTATCAGGAGCTGTTGATGTTGTTGGTGCTGTTGCATTAGACCCTGCTAACTGGTTACTTGCAGGAGCAGGTGCATTAAACAAAACTGCTAAGTCTATAAAATACGTTGACGAAGCACAAAAGACACAACAAATAGCAGAACTTGGAGGAATAACAGGTGGTATAAGAAAGTCAGTAATAAAACGTATGCCTAAGTTAGGAGGATATTCTGTAGAAGGATTTATGGATTCACAAAAAGGAACAAGTCTTGTTAAGTTTTTAAGTAGAAAAGTAGATGATGCAGGAGAGGCTTTGCCTGGTTCTAATGTAGATTATTTAGCAACTCTTATGGGTGGCAAAAAACCAGACTATAGAGCACTAGATGAAATAGCAAAAATTTCAGATGAAGGAGAAATGTATACTGCATTGACAGATTATTTTACAGGTAATCTTATAAATCAAAAACTTCCTTTTTCTACAAAAATGTTTAATAGTTACACTAAAAATGCTGCAACGGCAAGAAGAAAAAATATATTTTCTGATATAACAGGTTTAGGTCCAGAAGCACAGTTTGGTATTGGTCCTGCTATAAAATACAACAATAAATGGAGCATGGCTACTAGATTAATGGGAAAATTATATGAACCTGGTTTAGATCCAACTGATGTAGATGGATCATTAGTTACAATACAAAAACAAATGGCACAAATGAATTTACCAACAGAAGTACGTGGAAAAATATTATCTGAAACAATAGAAGAATTAAAAAGTATAGATGTAGAAGATGCTGAAATATTAAAACAAATTACATTAGGTTCAGAAGGAACTGCTTTTGAAGCATTAGTAGATCCATTAACTCAGTTACCTGTACAACAAGCAGCTAATACATTTAAACCTGCAGATGTTTTATTTAACGCATCTGTAAAAACTGCTAAAGCATTTAAAGATACTTTGCAAAAACAAGTTGATGATGACTTGCTTTCAGAAAGTATAGTAAATCAAATAGTCAGCATTTATGACAAACCTCTTCGAGAAGCAGGATTAAATTTTGTAGATGAAGCAGGAGAAGCATTTAATTTTGGTTCGCAATTAAAAGCATATCTAAACGGAAGTCCTATTGATATTCCAACATTTAGATTAAGCACAGAGTTACAACAAAATTACATACCAATATTACCTGCAAGTAAAGTTGTAAAAGCTACAAATATTCTTAAAAAAGAAATTTTAAATAGAACACCACTTAAAAGATTTGCTAAGACAACAAAACTAGATGACGGTGCAGTTACGTTACTAGCAGATAAATATATATCACAAGCATGGAAACCTGCTGTATTACTTCGTGGTGCATGGACAACAAGAGTTATAGCAGAAGAACAAATAAGAATGTGGGCTAGAGGATATACACCAGGTCTTAGTCCAAGAAGATTAATTGCTTTAGTTACAGGTAGAGAGTTTGATCCAACAGGAACATTAGGCATAGTCAAAAAAATAGAAAAAGGAATGCCAGATAATGAATTAGATAGTTTTATATTTCAAGAGTTTCCTGATTTACCAAAACGTTTTAAATATAAAGATGAAGAAATAGGAATGGCACAAGCTATTAGAAGATATGTAAATGGAGAAAAAGACTTAGTTGATATTGTTGAGTTAACATCTAAAGAAACAGAAGTTATGGCAGAGTTTTTTGATGCTATATCTGGTACACATAAAGGTTATCAAGGACTAAGAACAACTAATCCAAACACTGCAAGAAAATCTTTTGGTCTTGCAGATAAAAATGAAAACCCTGTTAAGTATGTAGATCACATGATGACAGAATATGCACAACTTGTTGGTGATGATACAGCTAGAAAAATATTGGAAGTTGGACCAAGAGAGGCAAAAGAATTTATTTGGAATACAAGATATGATGCAGATTCTATAGCAGCTAGTATTGCAAGACAAAATCCATATTTTCAAAGTATTAAGACAAATAAAAAATTAGTAGAAGATGTTGTTGATTATATAAATGCAAGAATACATTTAAAGACAGGTGGCACATTTGATAAGGAGACATTGCAAATTACAAGACAAGGTGATGCTGCATTGTTGCAAGTTTTAAGAACTGGTGTTTATAAAGATAACGATTTAGCCAAAATAGGCAGTGTTAAAGCTCTTAGAAAAGAATACAAAAAAATGTTTGATGAAAATTTTGATAACCTTCCTGCAGTAATGAAAGGTAGAGGAAGCGAATCAGCTTATGGTGCTAGATCAGAAATAGGAAAATCTTATGACCAGTTAGTAGAAAATATGTTTTACGCTTTTATGACTATGCCAACAAACAAGTTATCAAGAGCACCTGTATTTAAACAAGCATATTGGAATAAAGTAACTGACCTTATAACTGTTAGTTCTAATGAAATGAAAAAATTAATTATAGACCAAGCAAGAAAAGCAAATGTTTCTGATGATTTAATTAAAAAAATGCAAAAGACAGTTGCTGTATCTGATGATAAAGCAATATTTAAAATTGACGTAAACTTCAAAGATTTAAGTCCAAAAGAAATGGCACTTAGAGCAAAAGGTGAACTACCAACAGATCCTTATAAATCTTTTGAATCAGCTTTTAATGCAATGGATGATGTTTCAAAAGCTCATGCTTTAAATGAAACAAAAGCATTGTTGTATGATTTAAGTGAAAGAACAAGATTTTGGGAAGCATCAAGATTAATATTCCCATTTGGTGAGGCTTATCAAGAAATTATTACAACATGGGCAAAAATACTACAAGACAATCCTGCACCACTAAGAAGATTTCAATTGACTGTAGAAAAAGGAAGAGAAACAAATCCATTCGATCAAGAAGATACTGATAGAGGTTTCTTTTACACAGACCCAGTAACTTCGGAAGAAATGTTTGCTTTTCCTGGTTGGGGTGGATTAGCAAGTAGATGGATGAAAATACAAGAAGATGATCCAATACAATTAGAAGCATCAGGTTTTGCACAAAGTGTAAACTTAATTGGTCAATCTTTTCTTCCTGGCTTTGGTCCTTTAGTACAAGTACCTGCTTCATACTTAACAAGAAGTCTTGATCCTGAGTCAGATATAGTTAAGTTTATATTTGGAGACTTTCCTCCACAACCTACAGAAAGTCCTTTAGGATATTTTAAAACTTTAGTTCCTGTTCCTTCTTGGTTAAAAAAGTTTATACAAGCCTATGAATTAGACCCAGAAGGTTATGAAAGATTGCAGACAAATACAACAATTGATGTATATAACGCTTTGTATTATGCAGGAAGAGTATCAGATGAAAACTATGCAGATTGGAAAGAAGGCATGGACCTTGCTAAAGATTATGCAAAAGTATTAACTCAAATAAGAGGTGTTGCACAATTCTTAGGACCTACAGGATTTACTCCTAGATGGCAAGTGTTATCAGAAACACCAGAAGGCAGACAGTTTGTTTTTGTAGCAGCGTTAGCACAAGACTACAGAGAAAAACTAGAAGAACTTAATGGTGATCAATTTGCAACAGTACAATATTTTCAAGAAACCTATGGTATTGACCCAACTGCATTACTGACAGGTAAAAGCAGTCAGGTATTTAAAAGACCTGTAACAGTAGAAGGTTCTAAATTTTATCAAGAGAATATAGAAGTATTTGAAGAATACACAAGTACAGCATATTTTGCGAAACCTGATGATCCAAACGGTGAATTTAGTTATGACGCATATCTATTATCTTTACAAGATAAAAGCAGAGTGCCTTTGAATGAAGATCAATGGAGATTAGTTAGAAACAATATTTTAGGTTCTTTAGCATGGGAACAATTTATGTTGTCAGTAGAACCTGGTTATTCAAAGCCATTCTTTTTAAGAAGTGACGAAGCTGCAAAGCGAACAAAGACACTTAAGAAAATGACTCTTAAAGGACAATATTTTGGTTGGGGTGACAGTAGTGTTCCTGGTCTAGCAAGGGGATCTGATTTAGATAGCGTTATAAATGAATTTTACTTATGGGAAAATAATCAAGTATTAAGTAATTCTGAAGCAGGACAAGGACTAGCTTTATATTTAAATGCAAGAGATAATGCTAAAGCAGAATCAGTTAGATTAGGGTATAGTGAGAATGGGTTTAAAAATGCTAGAGCATTGACAAATGTCAGAGAGTATTTAACAGATTATGCAGATTATGTCATAAGACAATATCCAGACTTTCAATATATTTGGAACTCATATTTTAAAAGAGAATTGTTAGAAGCACAAAAGGATGAGATGATTGAGGCTACAATAAAGAGGAATTACTAATGACAGTAGAAGAATTTGTAAAATTGCTTGAACAACTGGTTGGTTCGAGAGAACCTGAACCAGGACAATCTGCATTGTTTATTCCTAATGAAGTAAAAGAAGCGTTATTAGCAGAACCAACAGTGGAAGCTGCTGTAAACCAAGCAATACCTTTGTTAACAGGAGCTAATAGTTCTATTACTGCAGGAGATATTACATCTCTTGCACAAATGGGATTAGAGCCACAACTATCTGATGACAGATATCCTGCACCTCAAGACGTTTCTACCCCATCTTTTATAGGTGTATCAAGAAATTACAGTGTTGATACAGGAGAAGGACGAGTAAGTATTACAGAAACTGATCCTAATGGAGACTATTTATTTTATACACTTGGTTCAGAAATAAGTTTATTAATAAATCAACCACCAGAAGTTATAGCTGCAGTACAAGCAGAACTTGTCAATGCAGGAATGCTAAAACTTGGTGAGTTTCTTCCTGGTAAATGGGGTGGCTTTTTAGTTGGTGGAGAATATAAAGATCAAGAAGCATTTAAAAATGTTTTAGCTAGAGCTAATACAACAGGTAATCCTGATTTTACAGTTGCACTTAGATACTTTGTTGATAATCAAGAAGCAATAGAAGATGTTGGTGTAGAAGCACCTTATCTACCACCTGATTATGCAAGTGTTTCAGCAGAAGTTACAAATTTATTTGAACGAAAACTTGGTAGAAAACCTAAGTCTTATGAGTTAGATTTATTAGCTAATCAATTTATGTCTGATAGTAAAACTATTTCAATGGCTAATCAACCAACTACTATTGATACAGGAGATATAACAGGAGAAGAACTTATGACAGGAGATTTAGGCAACCATATAGTTGAACCACCTGTACAATTAGAATCACAAATAGATCCTTCAGCTAGATTATTAAATAAATTTCAAGAGATAACAGCTAAAGAAGAAGAAAGGTTGCAAGCAAATCGTGATATTCAAACAAATAATCGTAACATTATTAATAGCATCACAGGTTTACTCAGGAAATAATATGGTAGAACAATACGATGCAAATACAAATCCAAACTTAATAGATGTATATTTACAGGCTTTACTCCAAAGAGAAAGCACAGGTAATTATCAAGCAAAACATGCTTCATCTATCATTACAGATTTTGCAACTAAGAAACCTATAAAGGTTCAAGCATTAGGTGGTTATGGTATTTTAGATGTTAACTTTCCTGTATGGGCTAAACAAGCAGGACTACAAGATTTTAGTATGAGTGATGGAGATTGGAAAGATCCTAAAGTACAAGATGCTATAGCTAAATATAAAGTACAAGAATACTTCAACAGGTTTCAATCATGGGATTCAGTATCAATAGCATGGTTTGCAGGAGATAGCAAAGCACAGGAATTTATTGACAACGGTGTTATTGATTTTGAAAAAGAAGATGTTAATGGTGTTTCTATCAAAGCCTATGTAGATAGCATGAATAAATTAATTACTGATGAAATGATGAACATAGAGATAGAGCCTGAAGTTTTTGATACATTATATAGAGGAGAACCAAGAGCACCTATGCAAAGATTGCCACAAATTGGAGAAAGTAAAAGCACATTTTTTCCTATGAATCCAATGCAAGATAGCAATAGTAAATTAGCTGCACAAATACTTGATGCCTTAACAAAAGCAAACTCAGGTGGTGTAAGACCTAATTTATTTTCAGGAGACTTTTCTTCACAAGTACCTTCTACTGCTCAAGGATTTGAAGAAGCAAGATATAATACAAGAATCAGTAGATTAAGAAACAACATAGGTAAGTAATGATTAAATATTTAGTAGTAGGTTCACCAGGAAGTTATAGAATACAATCTGTAAGACCTGGTGGTAAAGACTACGATTCTGGTATGTCACAACAAGCTGCTCAAGAAACAGCAGATACTTTAAATGCACAGAATAGAAAACCTGTTACACAAACTTCTCCAGAATCTCCTTATGAAATATCTAAAAAATTATTTGAAGAACAGGGAATAGTTTCTCCAATTTTAGACACAGGTGTTAATTTAGCACCAGGTAAAACTATTCTTTATAATCCAAAAACTGGTAAAGCAATAGATGATTCTATATTGGGCGATTTAGAAAGACAAACATTCTCAAAATATTTAAACAGTGTAGAAAAAAATGTACCTATTGACATTTCAGAGGGAGAAGCAAAGAGATTATTAAATTCTACTCTCTTACAAAATGCTAAAACAAAAGCAGGAAGAGTTAAATCTATTGCTGATGAAGTAATGCAAGAGATAAATCAAGAATTAGAAGCAGCAGGTGCTATGACTCCTGACATTATAAATAGACTTAAAAATAGAGATCAAGAAATAAATACTAGAGCTACAGAAATAATTGTAGATTTAGGAATTAATCCAGATGGTCTCGAAGGCAAAGCATTTGCAGAAGGTCTTAAAGTAGGTGGAGCACAAGCAGTAGAAAACTTGTTTGGTACAGATAGACAACCAGGTGAAAAAATGTCATTGCCTGTTGTAGATAAAGATCCTTTACCTTTTGGTTGGGATGAAGCTAAAGCATTTGGTGTAGAGTACGTTGTAGATACAACTGTACAACCACCATCTGGTGGAGGTTCTGGTGGTGATAATGGTGATAATGGTGATAATGGTGATAATGGTGACCCTGATCCTGACCCACCTCCTAGAGATCCTCCTCCTGGTGGAGCAGAAGAAACAAATACAGATAAATATGATTTTTTAAATATTCCTGGAGATGCTTTACTTTGGAATGTTGATGGCAATTTATTTATTGTTTATCAAGTTCCTGGAGACAGTGGAGAACTGTATGAAGGCAATCCTATATTTTTAGCTTATGATGTACAAGATAATAATTTAGTTGAAGCAGGTGTATTATCTCCAGAAGCACCAGATGCTGTTGCTAACTTTACATTAACTCAAGAACTATTTGATTCGATAGCTGTAGTAACTGGTAACACAGATCAACTTACAGGCTTAGTAGAAAATCCTTTTGCTGACTTTGTTGAAACTGTCGGAGAACAAGCACAGATAGCACCATGGATTACTGATAATGAAATGGTAGAACTTATTGCAGAAGCAGCAATTGAAAATAGAGAAGTTACTGATGCAGAATGGCAAGGAACAAATTGGTGGCAAACACATAGTGAAACAGAAAGAGACTGGTTAATTTTATTTTATGGTGATCCATCAACTGCAGCACAAACAAAAACTGATGCAGAAATAAGACTTGGAAATGCTTTACAAGCATCAGGTGTATCAAATGCTCCAGAGTCTTTAATAAATTGGATGGCTAGTAAATACGTTACAGGGTCATGGACAGAAAATTATACAAATGAACAGATAACTTTATTTGCTGACCCATACGCACAAGGCAAAAGAGATAAAGATTTTGAAAACTATTTATCTAGCACAGCTCTTACAGGAGTAGATAGAACAACAGAAAAAGAAAGAGAAGTAGAAGAATTATTTAGAACATGGTTAGGACCTACTCTTGGAACAGTTACAGACACAGAGAAAGCAGAGATAGCAGGTAAATTAAGAGATGATCCTGAGTATAAAGATACATTGATTAGCTCTTTGAAACAATCAAGACTTGCTGCTTTTAGTGCATATACCAATCCTGAGCTAACGTATGATGACATAGCAAGACCTTGGAGAAACTTAACTACATCTGTGTGGGGACAAACAGCAGACGAAACACAAGGTTGGTGGCAAGATATGGTTAAATCAAATGATTTCACAACTGCACAAACTACACTAAGAGAAAAAGGTTTAGAATCAAATGTTGCACAAGTTACTAATGATGCAAGTAAAGCACTTACTCAAGCATTGGGTCAAGGCATGATTTCAAATACAGGAGTAAATACATAATGGCAACTTATGCAGAACTTGCAAGAAGTTTATATCCTAACTTTCCATTAGATATATTAAATTTATTTGCTAATGAATGGGCAAAGTCTGGTGACGCTAATGTTGCTATAGCTAATGTAAGACAAACAAATGCTTATGATGTTGCATTCCCTGGTAATAAGAGACCTGATGGAACTATAAAGTTTGATGAGGTAACTTATTCAGGATTAAAAGAATCTTACATTGGAACACTTGCAGAGTTTGGTATAGCAAGAACAACATCAGAATCTTTATTAACAGATAGGTTAACAGGTTTAGTAGAAGGTGAAGTATCAGCTAGAGAGTTTGCACAAAGAGTAGGTGCATTCTATGAAGGCATATCTGATAACATACCTGCTGTTCAACAATACTATCAAGATAACTTTGCACTTAATTTATCAACAGAAGCAATATTCTTAGGTGCTTTAGATCCTTCAGTAGGAGAAGATATTATACAAGGAAGAATTACATCTGCACAGATAGGTGGTGTTGCTGCACAAGAAGGATTTAACATATCAGCTACTCAGGCTGACCTACTTAGGAGACAAGGACTTACTCAGAGGACTGCAACAGATGCTTTTAGACAAGCAGGTCAGATCCAAGAGTTAGCAGAACAACAAGGAAGAACTGCAGATGTTGTAGAAATAGTTGGAGGTCTTACTGGAGAAGTAGATGAACAACAAAACATTCAAAGAATACTTGGACAACAAGAATCACAATCATCAGTACAAACAGGTGCTGTCAGAAGTAGATCTGGACAATATACAGGATTAGAAGAAATATAAATCTAAACTATACATTTAGATAAATATGTTATAATTACCTTGACCCTGTACTTAGGTCTGGGGGTAAAACTTGACCTAGAACGAATACGGTCTTGATGCCTACTAACAAGACCTGCCAAATAAAAATAGTAGTGTAAATATAGGCAGAGGATACCTGATGACCTCTCGTAAAAAAACATTAGAGAAATGGACAAGTGAATATGACAGAAGAACAAGAGTTAAACTCTGAACCTGAAGTAAGCGAAGATAAAAACTGGAAGGCAATGAGAGAGGAAAATAAATCTCTCAAAGAAAAGCTAGAAGTTTTTGAGGCACAAGCCAAAGTTTCTGTATTTAAAGATGCAGGATTAGATACTACACAAGGTATCGGTAAGGCTATAAGCCAAGTGTATAGTGGAGATTTAAACGTTGAAGCAATACAAACTTTCGCAGCAGAGGAATACGGAGTAACTGCAGAGGCTGATGTTGGGCAACAAGACGGTATTCGTGACGAGATTCAAGATAGCCAAACAAGGTTAGCTAACATAAATAAGAACTCAGTAGTTGACAGCTTTAACACTGATGATTTGTTCGAAGCGATCAAAAAATCAGAATCAGAAGGCAATGTTAAAAACTCTATGCGTCTAAAACTTGCAGCAATAGAAGAAGCAAAAAAGAACAGCAAGTAGTATCTTTTACTTCTTCTAAAAAAAATAAACAATTTAGACAATTTATAGGAGAAGATAAAAATGGCAGAAATATCGTTAACAA